AGCAATTCAAGAGCGTCACCGTTGGCCCGTTATCTGTTCAACCCGTACAACCCCAAAACCAGCGGCTCTTGCCCCCGTTGGTTGACCAATATCTCCGGGGTCTCAAGGCAAGCCCTCAGAACATTTCTATCTACAGGAATTAAGGACGATGGGTTATGACAACTACGCTGGATTTGTCCAAGCTACCTCTGGTACCCATACCGGGAACTTTGGATGTATCTACGCCCTGGCTGACTCTAACGTTACAGCTACCGGTAATGGTTCCACGCCGGATCTGTCGTCACTCGCTATTCCGGTACGGGGTAAAATACTCGGCCGCTTTACCTCCGTGACCGTTAACTCTGGTTCTGTCATCCTCTACAAAGTGAGCTAAGCCATGGCAATCCTCGATAAGCCATTACGCAAAGTAGCAACCCGGCTGATTAAGCAGTTTGGCACCACTGTCACCCTGCTCCGCCATTGGGCCCCTGTCTATGACATCCAGACGGGTACCAGTGCCGAATCATTTACGGAGTACACTGTCAAAGCTGTTATCGAGGATTACAAGGCCCGAGAACTGCAAGAGGGTTTGGTTAAAGTGGGAGACCGCAAGGTGTTGATTGCCTCGGCTGACCTGACCTTTGAACCCCAACCCTCTGACCAGATTGTGTTTGATGGCATCACACACAACATCATCAGTATTCAGCAATTCTACTCTGGTGATCAGAGTGCGATTTTTAGCTGTCAGGTGAGGAAATAACCATGGACAGCAACCGCCAACAGATCACCGAAATCCTAGCCAAGCTACGCCACAATGCTAACGTTCTGGTCTCTACTGTGGTGCTAGAAACCCAAGCCAAACTTAAGGAACAGTCCCCCGTGGATACGGGTCGCTTCCGGGGCAATTGGCTAATCTCCGAGGACGAGTTAGACGACACCACCTACCCCGATGGACAAGAAGCTCCACCCTATACCCTGGAAATCACCGCCGATAAAACCTATTACATCACCAACTCTCTGCCCTATGCTCAACGGCTAGCTGAGGGATGGTCGAGACAGGCCCCGGCGGGCTGGGTGGAGTTGATTGCCGCTGGTATCCCTAACCGTGCAGAACAAATAGCGAGGGCATTAGATGGCAATTCCTGACCTCCAACTAATCCGCCGCACCATTGAGCAACGCATCGCCACTGAGTTTGTTGATGTGCCGGTCTATTTTGGGAACCAGCAGACTACGCCCCCCAACAACACCCATTGGCTATGGTGTGGGGTGAACTTTGGCGATGGTTCCTACCAGTCCCTAGATGGGCTGGATTGGGTGGATGGGGTGGCCCAGGTCAACGTATTCGCCCCCGTCGCCTCTGGTACCGGGACGGCTTTGGCTCTGGCTCAACGCCTCAAGGGCCTGTTCAATCGGATTACCGCCAGCGGGGTGTATTTCCGTCCGGCTAATGGCCCTCGTACCGTGGCCCAGGAGGCAACAGCGGCATGGTTCCAGATGGCTGTGTCTGTGGCTTTTGTGGCGGAATACTATCAAGTTGTCACCTCCATTGGCCCTGTTAACCTAACCCTCAATCTTTCTTTACGCCATAGTTACCTTGGGAGGGCCTTTTAATGGCAAACCTGTCTGCCGTCGCATCTGATGGCGTTTCCATTGTTTACATTGCCGCAACAGGGAGCGGGACAAACCAAGACCCCTTTGTTGTCACTAATGCTCTGCCATCGGGGACGGTGGTGGGGCTAGATAGTGCATCCCTAGCGGCCCTGGAGAATATCACCGCCACCATCTCTGGCACCATTCCTGTCAGTGGAACCGTTAGCGTCGGCAACTTTCCCGCCACCTTCTCGGCTACTCAGTCTGGGGCTTGGACTGTGGCGGTTAACAACTTCCCCGCTACTCAACCCATTAGCGCCGCTTCATTGCCTCTTCCCGATGGAGCGGCTACTAGCGCCAATCAAACCACGATCATTGGGCATATTGATGGCATCGAAACCCTTCTGGGTGGTGGCTTAACGGTTAACACTGGGCTAACTCCTCTCACCGATACCCAACTCCGAGCCGATCCTGTTCCTGTTAGTGGGACATTCTGGCAGGCTACTCAGCCGGTTAGTGTTGCATCTTTGCCTTTGCCTGATCAAGCGGCCACCAGTGCTAATCAAGACACCGGCAACACTCGGATTGGGGATTTAACCGAAACGGCCCCCGCTAGCGATACGGGTAGTTCTGGATTGAATGGGCGGCTACAACGAATTGCCCAAAGGCTAACCAGTCTAATTGCTCAACTCCCGGCTACCCTCGGCATTAAAACCGCCGCTAACAGTCTATCAGTAGCCCCGGCTTCTGACTCCGTTTTTGCTACTTATGGCTCACTGACAATTCCTCCCCATGACTACATCAGCAATACCTGGACAGATGGAAACCTAACCCAGGTTGTTTATAAGACAGGTGGGGCAGGAGGAACTACAGTTGCTACCCTGACCATGACCTATGACGGGTCGAACAATCTATTGACTGTCACTAAGAGCTAGCCATTATGCCATACGTCTTTAACCCATTCACAGGAAAACTTGATGCGACTTCTAGCGGAGAGGCGGGAGCAGAAATCGAGTCCATCATCCTGTATCTTGGCGGTTTAGATGCTGATATTGCCGCCACCACTAAAGCCGCTATTATTCCCTATCTGCCTTACAACTTGGAGGTCAATGAGTTAGTCCTAGAAGTGGATACTGCTCCTACGGGAAGCAATATCGAGGTAGACATTAATGTGGATGGAACGTCATTTCTGACGACTGTTATCAGCATTGACGCAACAGGAACCTCCTCCACTACTGCCACCATTCCCTACGCGATAGACTCCACCACCTTCCCCAATAGTAGAATCCCCAAGGGGTCTACCGTCACAGTCGATATTGACCAAGTGGGGGCTACTGTGGCAGGACAGAATCTAGTGTTAGTAATTAATGGGGTGAGGTATTAAGGATGGGGACTTTGGTTGTTAATCAGTATTCAAAAAAAGAGTCATGGATACCAACAGAGTTGAGTTCATTGCAATATTGGTATGATGCTTCTGATTTAGATAGTATTGTTTTATCCGGGTCTAAGGTTACCCAATGGGACGATAAATCGGTCAATCAATATCATGTTACACAATCAGATGATTCATTGCGACCTAGTTTGGTACTCAATGCTCAAAATGGATTGCCAGGGTTGGATTGGGGTAGCAGTGCAAACAGTAAAGCGTTGCGTAAAAACTCTATTGATCTTTCTACGGAAAATCATTTTGCCGTCGTACGATATACAGGAATCCTTCCCATTGCGGGGCATCCAGCTATTCTCACTAGTAGGTTTTTCAATAACGTAGGAGACTTGCAACTTGCTTTTCTTCCCGGCAATACATGGTATGCTGGCGCAATGTTTCACAATGGAAGCAATGTCGCTCTAATTTCTGCCAGTGATTTTCTTGGCGATCCTTTTATTGTTAGAAGCAATATCCCCATCACTCCCAGCACTAGCCATAATATTGTTATTGGGATGGATCGAACCCTTGCTGATAGAGGATGGCAAGGACAAATCTACGAAGTATTAAGTGTAGGGGACATGACAGAAAATGAAATTCAGCTATTGACAAACTATTTATCTGTTAAGTGGGGGATTCCCTTAATACCATGATTATTATGCCTAGACTCCTTTACTCCCAATCCACCCAAGCCATCAAACCCTATCCCCGCAATGACAATGCACCAATTGTGGGATTGTCTCCTGACTATCTAGTACTTGACCAGATAACAGCTGAACCACCAGAGTATGACGAAGAAACTCAAACCGTCACACCATCTTGGGTGATTGATGTTGACAATTTAGAGTATCGACAAGAGTGGGTGGTGAGTGACAAACCAGAGCCGGAACCTTTGCCGAACTGGGATGGATTCAATGCGTATATGCTGACTGATTCAATGTTCAAAACTTATCGTGATACTGTCAGAGCAATTGACGGTGATTTGAACGCCGCATTGTTCAATGCTTATGCTTTGATTGAGCGTAATGGGGTAGCGGCATTTACTCTCGTTTGGGTGCAATGGACTCAGTTATCGGGAATCACAACAGAGGGCAGAGAAACGATTGCTACGGTGGCGGAATCGTTCAATCTGCCGGTTGAGTTTGTGGGGGTTATTCGTGGTTAATCTAATCTATTTTCTGGTTGGTATGGCCTTTGTCGAGGGCCTATTGAAGCCGCTTTTGGTGTGGCTAACCCAGCGACAAGTGAGACGCTTTCTGCCTGCTGTCCTTGACCGATTAGACCCGGTGTTGCCTGATTGGATTTCTCGCTATACCGAACAGGAACTGCGGGAATTGGTGATTAACGAAATCTTTAGCGTTGGTTTTGAGTTGGAGGAACCTATTTCTGACGACAGGGCCGAGCAGATTCTAGATACGGCAATCCAGTCCTATTCATTCCTGGCTAACGCCAGAAAAAACAATGGCTCTACCCCGGCGTGACCGGCGTGACCGGCTCAATGAGTTTTTTGAGGACTCCCATGGGTTCTATTCCATGA